ACGGAGGCCCCCCCCTCCAAAAATGGAGGACCCCCCCCCCAAAAACCGACCCCCCCCCCTCCAAAAATGGACCCCAATACTTCTCTTACTTCTCCCTCTTCTCTTTCCCTCTCAAATCCAAGTCGACCTGACACGCGCACGAGCGCGGAGAGGCGACAAGCTCAAGAGATGAGGAGGAGAGAGGAGGAGCGAGAGAAGACCAGATCAGGATTATGAACGGAGCTAGTCTAGAGAGGATCTACAGACCATGAATATCGACCTCACAGAGGCGCTCAAGCGCTTCGCCTCAATCAAGCCTTGTGAAGACCGTAGAGCGACTCCGCCCCATCAAGGCGGACCAATCCTCGCTGGGAAGATGGTCGAACGCCTTAAGCTCATCGAGGGCAAGGTCTCCGCTGACCTCTTCCCTCTTTGCTCCTTCGCCTCATGTATCCAAGACTCCCAAGGGCTCCACTTCCAGTCAGAGGAGTCGGAGTCTGGATATCAGCGCGCCAAGCTCTGTCCTTGCGGAGAGGCGAATAAGCGTCTCTTGACTCTTCGAGCCATAGGGCTCCCAGAAGAGGCGCTGACGAAGAACCACCTAAACTACGACTTCTCTCTGGAGCCTGATCTCAAAGAGAAGTGCAACCACTGGCTCGAAGCGCTCGCGCGCGGTGAGAAGCGGGTCCTTCTCTTGAACGGCCCGCCAGGGACTGGGAAGACTCACCTTCTCTATCTGCTCTCCTATCTCGCGGCGCTTTCAGTGAACCGGAGAATCACCTATCTCACTCAGCCTCACTGGCTCCGCGCTCGTCGGAAGAAAATGGACGATCGCTCTGTAGAGCTCCGCACGACAGCCGGATCGCGCGCCGTGTTCATTGATGAGCTTGGTTATGGTCGACAGACCGAATGGGAAAGGAGCGAGATGAACAGTCTCATCCATGAGGCTTGGGAGAAGAATCAGTCTCTCGCCATCGCCAGCGACCTCCCTTGGGATGACTTGGGAAGGTTCCTCGATCGAAGGATCAGAGACCGCTTGATCGCGGGAACGGAGAAGAAGAGGCTCGTCCACTTCTTTCACGGACCGAGTAAGCGGAGCGAAGGAGTCGACTGGTGAAGAAGAACGATGAATACTTTGCGAAGAGAGAGGCGGAACTGATCGGCGCGCTCCTCGTCTCTCCCCATCACTTCGCGACCGTCGCGAGCGATATCAGCGAGGAGAGCTTCGGCGCTCCGCTTCTCAAGCGGATATGGAAAATTATCAACACTCTCACTGCTGACGGGAAGCCGGTCGGCGCTCCTCAAGTCTTGATGGAGCTCGAAGCCAGCGGCGAGCCTTTCGAGATGCAAGAGTTTGTAGACGTCGCTTCTCACTTGGGGGCGCCAGCGCTGGAGCTCCGCGAAGAGGTGAAGGAAGGCGCGCGGCGCCGAAAGGTTCAAGAGGGGCTTATCTCTCTCGCGGTTCGACTCCAAGAAGGAGAGAAAATCGATGAGCTCATCATCGAAGGGCAAGATCTTTTCTTGGGAGCGAGTGAGGTCTCCAGTTCACAAAAGGGACTAGAGCAAGTTGACGCTCCACTCCTCCGCGCCATGGAGACTATCCAGTCAGCTTATGAGGGACAGGGGCTTTCTGGTCTATCGACCTCTTTCCAAGCACTCGACGAGATGACCGGAGGAGGATTGAGAGCGGGTGAGCTATACATTCTCGCCGCGCGTCCAGGTATGGGAAAGACAGCGCTCGCGCTCCAGATTGCTCTCGCCGCGAGTGCGACGACCACAGCGGCGCTCTTCTCTCTAGAGATGCCGAGTGAACAGCTCTGTTATCGGCTAATATCCTCTCGGTCGATTGTTTCCGGCGAGAAGCTCCGCTCTGGATTGCTCACTCAAATAGAGGTCGACAGAATCGTTCGATCAGTCGAGGGCCTTTATGGATCTCAACTCTTCCTCGACGATCAAGGAGGAGTGTCGACCACTCATATCCGAGGACAGCTTCGCCTTCTTCGTTCGCGCGGCGCCAAGATCGGCGTCGTGATCATCGACTATCTTCAGCTCATGAGCTCCACGTCGAAGCGGCGAGGAGGGAATCGAGAGCAAGAGATCAGTGAGATCTCGCGGAACCTCAAAGAGATCGCAAAAGAGTTCGAGGTTCCTATTATTTGCCTCTCCCAGCTCAACCGTGGAGTAGAGAGTCGCGCGAACAAGCGACCACTCTTGAGCGATCTCCGCGAGTCTGGCGCCATCGAGCAAGACGCGGATATGGTCTGGTTCGTTTACCGTGACGAATACTACAACCGCGAGAGCGAAGATAAGGGGATCGCGGAGATCATCATCGCTAAGAATCGAAGCGGCTCAACGGGGACGGTTAAGCTCAAGTTCGCTGGAGCGACAACGACCTTTCATGAGTTGAACGACTATTGACGCGCGCGCGTCATGAGATAAACTGACCTCTCATCGAGTCGACGAGAGTCGACATTTTCAAACCCAGAGGGACCTGAAAATCGGTGTATGTGATGACGGAGGCGCCGCGAGCTCTTTACAAGGGCGCGCGGCGTTTCTTATGATAAGGCGCTTCTCCGGTTCTTTAACCGACCCTGTGAGGGTCCTAGTTGTCCTTCAACTATTTTCACAGTGGGCGAGTAAAGGGTGTTCATGAGAGAGAATCTACTCCGGAGAAGTGTTTTATCAATCAACGCGCGCGCGCGGGGTAGCTATGCCGGCGAGCAAATTGACCGAAGAGGCGATCGACACGATCTGCCGACGACTCGCTGAAGGCGTCTCCCTCGAGGCTGCTTCAGAAGCGGCGGGGATTCACCGCATGACTCTCCGAAACTGGCTCAAGCGATCTCAAGAGCCTGACGCTTCGGAGCTCCACCTAAAGCTCGCGGTCGAGGTTCGCGAGGCTCAAGCGCTGGCGGAGGTCTCGCTCGTCACCGTCATGAGGCGCGCGGCGCTCGAAGGCTCGTCTGGTGACTGGCGCGCGGCGGCGTGGTTACTCGCCAGGCGACACCCTGATCGATGGTCGGAGAAGCGAGAGATCCAGATCAGTCAGGAGCAGAAGAGCGACGGGACCAAGGAGGTCCTCTCGATGCTCGCGCAGCTCCGCGAGACCGACGAAGAGGAAAATGAAGGTGAGTAACCACGCGAAATATAAAGGCCCCTTGAGAAACTTTTAAAAAAACACTCTCTCCTCTTGTGTTAGTATTAAGTCTATGTTACCACTAACACATGAACGACAGGGCGAGAGCCCAAAAGGAGAGAGAGAGATGAAAGAGTTTATCGGACCGAAAGAGCTTTCAGTTTCATTCTTCAAGCTCAAAAAAGAAGCGACAGGAAGGTGGCCTTCACAAAAAGACTGCGACGAATGGGTCGCGATGACCCGCGAAGAGCAGATTGAATGGTGTCGCTTCTTGACGAGCTGCGCGGAGTTCTACGTTCCTTGGAGCCACGGAAATAACCTCGCTTGGCTGCCAGAGTACGCACACGACTAAAGCGACGCGGCGCTCGAAGGATAAGCGCTGAAGTGATAAATTAAAAAGCGCCTTCGGGCGCTTTTCTGTTTTCAGCATATCGAGCCAAGCATGAATAACGACGACCGATTATTAAGCGCCCAAGCTCAAGGGATCTCGATCTACCTCCCTGGTCACTCCGCCAAGCTGCACAGAGCGCGCGCGGAGCTCCGCAAGATCCAAGAGCGTCTGTCACTCGACGCGCCGCCGAACTATATCGACCGAGTGATCGAGCTATGCGAAGCGCTCCACCCAATGGATCGACGAGACGCGGAGGCGATCACTTTAGCTCCGGCAGATATCCTTGCTCCCGAAGAGCGCTAGTCGTCATCGGAAAGAGTGACTCGACGATCTTAAAGGCTGCTTCTACCGCTTCGCGCGTCTCCGGTTGAACGTCGGGCGCGAGGCGAAGGTGGAAGAAATTGAGCCAATTTTTCAGGTTTCCGCTCATCCAGTAAACAGTGTAAGAGCTCACCGGCAAAACCGACCGCGCGAGCTCCCTCGCGACACCCTTCCCGATCAGATCATAATAGAGATCTCGACTGGCGCGGTTATGTTTGGCGAAGCTCTCCAGAAGAGCTGGATCGTCGATCACCTCTTCGGAGGAGCACTGAAGATTTTTTTCCGCTTGAGCGCGGAGCTCGCGCGGCGCCCAGAAGCGGAGCTCCGCTGAAGTGTAGCGGCGGCTCAATTCGTTAAAGCTGAAGGTTCGATGGCGGAAGATCTGCGCGCGGACGAAGAGCGGAACCGTCATCCGAATCGTGATCGACGAGTGTTCAAAAGGCGTCGTATGACCATGGCGCAAAAGGAAGAAGATCAGCTTTTGATCGTCCTCGACCGGTCGCTCTTCGATGTCCCTCGCGAAAGATGCGCGCGCCGACGCGGCGGCTCTTCGGTCGTCTCCCATGTGATCGATGTACTGAACCAGGCCGATCCCGTCGCCGTAGATGTCGAGCTCCATTTTCGCCTTGCTTTCTTCGTCTTTATATAGTGTTAATTGATGCGCGGTTGAGATCATTCTTCGTTAGATCACTGTCGCGATCTCAACCGAGATTTTAGAAGCCGCTCTGATTCTGCACTAAGTCAGAGCGGCTCACTTAACATAGTCCAGCGCAAGGCTGGAGACGGATAAAATCATGGTAAATGATGTCGTCCTTTTGGGACGCTTGGGACAAGATCCAGAGCTCAAGCGGACCCAAGCTGGAAAAGAGTTTTGCGTCCTCTCTGTCGCGACCTCGATCGGCAAGGGAGAGCAGAAGAAGACCGAGTGGCATCGGGTCGAGGTCTGGAGTGCAGCTGCCCAAACTTGCGAGCGCTATCTTCGAAAAGGGGCTCGCGTCTTCGTGTGCGGTCGCCTCAAAAGCAATGAATGGGAGAGGGACGGGATGAAGCGGAAAGACTGGCGGGTCGTCGCGTATGACGTCCGCTTCCTCGACCGAGAGGAGCGCTCTCATGGAAGATAGAGCTGATCCACAAGAGACCGCGTATCACTCCCTTGAGCTGATCGTCAGGATCGCTGGCCAGCTACTCAACCAGGGAACGCCAGTCGAGGAAATCGTCCTTGCACAAATCACTCAAGGGATGATCGAGGCGCGCGAGCTCGTCGAGGGGGAGAGCCCACAGATCCTCAAGGCAAAGAAGAACGCGGCGGCGAAGCAGCGCGACGCTTGGGCGAAGCAAGTCGAATACCTCGATCGGCTGATCGTCGCGGATCTCGTAGGGGAGGGGTCATGAAGCGACAACCTATCTCCAAAAAGAGGACTCCAGAAAGAGAGCAACTGATCATTGATCTGATCGGGAAAGGAGTCACTAAAAAAGCGGCGTCTCACTATGCGGGAGTAACAGAACAGACCTTTCAATACTGGCGCAAGCATGATGAGTCTTTTAATGCACGCGTTAAAGCAGCGATGGAGAAGGCTAAAGCTGATCAATATGAAGCTCTTCATGCGGAGGAGGAAGATCAGTTAAACCTTTTCATGGAAAGGTGGATTGCTGGAAAACTCTCACAAAGAGAGCGCCTTGAAATACAAGAAAGTTTTCTCGCTTATCACAAGCAGCATAATCAGGATGTGATCAATATTGCCCCAAAGGATCAACCTGAAAAGCTGATAGACGTGAAGCTAGCTCATGCAGTCACTTCCGCTCTTCTCCGCGTTCCCGAGGAGACTCTTAATGCTGTCTCCGAAGGGAGAGATGCGGAGACTCAAGTCGGTCGTCTTAATGAAAAAAGGACAGGTCGTTATCGCTATACATCGGCTCATCCAGTAGATGCTGTCCTAAAAGATGTCATCGAGAATCTAGAGCCGCCGAAAGACCTCGTCGAGAATCCAGCGCCGCTGGAGGATCAAATTGAAGAGGTCGACCCGCGACAAGGCTTGTCAGCCTTCCAGAGACAGATTCTGAAGATGAGAGAGACAGAAGGGCGAAATCAGCTAGAGGGTGAGGAGTCATGAAGAGTTATGGTGTGCAATTCGCATATAAAGACGACGAGGGATCTCTGCTTACTTCAGAGATTTATGACATTCGAGGGAGGAGTCATGCAAAAGCGCTCGCTCAATTTGTCAGGGATCACAAGATAAAAGAGGCCGGGGTCATACTGGGACGGAGACGCTATAAAGACACCCCTGCGTTCTGGTTTGGATTGTATAAGATTCATGAAGGAGGAAAGGTTCAGAAGGTCGATAAGTTCGATGAGCTTCCGCAAGTGGTTCCTGAAGGCTTTGAGGTCTTCAAAGCTGGAGAAGAAGAAGTTGAATCTGACCTCATGTCGTATGATGACTTTCTGGAGATGCGAATCTCCCATGTAAACTGGATCTATTATTCTCTTGTTAAATCGGACGGAACAATCAGAGGAGAATTGATTGGGACTGTTGAAGAGAACGTGCATAGGCCAGATATCGAGTGGGAGACCTTTCTCAAAAATAACAATCTAGAGCTGGTCTTACCGTTATTCCATGAAGAACAACTTTCGGGAGCTTTCTCTCTTTCCCCTGAAAACAGCACTTTAGATAATTTTGTAGAGACTGGGCTTCCATGTCTAGTTATAGACTCGGAGACTGGGACAGTCGGCTTCTTATCTTATATCTTTGAGCCTCCGAACAGAGGAGAGTATTACTTTGAAGTTGATGGGTCGCAAAAGCTCAAGGTGACTCCAGAGCTTTTGGAGAAGCAGCCTATATTCCTGTATTGGATCCGAAAAGAATGGCGAAAAGCGATCTATGAGTAACGGTCTCCTCCTAGCCTTCGCGCTCTGGATCGCCGCGCGACCTCGTCGGAAAAGACGAAGAGGAGTAGAGTGAGCCTCCATAGATAGGGGGACTCATGTCTAAAAGCGCTCGGTCTTGGCTCGCGTCTTTAATCTTTCTCACGATGGTCGTCGGGCTGATCTTCTTCCTTACCTTCCTTGAGATCCCCGATAAGAATAAGGATCTGATCACGAGCATCATCGGGATGTTAGTCGGCTCGATCTCCATGGCGATCTCGATCTTCGTCGGTCGCGATCCCGATGATATCGCCTCTCTCAAAGCAGAGATCGCGGAGCTTAACGACGACCGGACAACACTGATCGCCAGGCTTAGAGATGCACAGATCGACAAGGATATCTTGAGGCGCCAGCATGAAGGGCTTCAGGCGCTAGTGATCTCTCGCCTCTCTGTCTTCGCGAACGATAAGACGATCGGTGAGCTCGCGGTCCTCGCTCAAGAGCGATCAATGCCCGACGAGGTCGAGCGCTGGATACCAAGCGAACGAGCTCCGCAGATACCCTCGACCATGACGCCGCTTCCTAAGAGGTCGCCGCTAGACGATATCCTTGGAGGAGGAGAAAAATAAATCTCCAGTCAAAGCGGGGGTTTATGATTATTTAAGTAAATAAAATGACGTCTTCTCTTTACGCCTTGGTGTTAACATAGTATTAACACTAAGAACCAAGAAGGGGGAATGACCCCCACATGAAAGGGAGAGACCAAATGAGTACACACAAAGAAAAAGCTCACTGTGGTTGTGGAGAGCCTACTTGCGCCCAGTGCGCTCCTATTTTTTATGCAACATCAGATCACTTCTCCGCTGAAGAAATTAAGGAGCAGTTCCGAGGGGTTGGTGATCGCTTTCTTCAAGCCGACTTCACGGATAAAAATGTTTTATGCTCAAGTGATAATATTGATGAAGAAAATGTGGGAAGCGAAGAAGAGTTTGCAGAGCTTATTGAAGAGAGAGAAGAGCTCATTATTGAAGCACTTGAAGAGAAAGGCTTTGAGCTTTCGGGTGTGATAAAGGAAGGGAGTGGGCGCTGGTGGATCTATAAGGGAGAAAATGAAGTCTGGTGGGTCGCGACCGCTGTATTCTTCCAGGGACAAATCTTTCACGCGCCGATAAATAACTAGAAGCCTCCGGCGCCGCTTTCCCAAGGCTTCCGCTTCTTCTTCGGTGGAGAGTAGGAGCGGCGCGGCTTCTCCTTCTTCTCTAGAGCCTCGTCGTCATTCCATCGCCACATTATGCAGTCATACCGGAGAGCGTCGAGCGGGTCTTCTCTGCCGTCCTTCACTGGCGACTCTTTGCGCTTGTCCCACCTATAACTCTCCAGCGCTTTCCGCAGACTGTTCCCGCTCGCCTTGCGTCCAGCTTCCCAGACCTCGCGAGTCACTCGATAGTTCCGTCGCCAGATCGAGCGCTTGAGGCGCTGCACTCCGTTGATAATGTCGACGCGGACTGGCGAGGTCGTATGACGGAGGCGAAGACCGATCCCGCGCGGCGGAGCTCCGGAGAGGACGCGGAACGAGGAGAGGGCAGTCTGATCGTTTCGAGCTGCTCCAGCTTTGTCGCCGCATCCAGCGTCTAGCCAGATACGCGGACCAGGCGCGCTCGCCTTGTGCTTCCTTGGCCAAGCGATGTCGAGGATCAATCGCGCGAGCTCTTCGAGTGTCACCTCATGAGGGTTCAGCTCTCCGCAGATGATGTCCGCTCCGAGATCTGGATCATGAGCGATGATGAGGACCGACGGTTTCCTGAATCCCCAGTCGACCGCGATCCTCCCCTCCATCGTCGGCTTATACTTCCAACCGTCGACGATATTCTCCTCACTCCACTCA